ACCCACAGGAGCGTTCATGGGTTGCACACCAGCTAGGTCATAAGCGACCAGGTTGGGCATTGAACGACGAATGAGGCTAATCAGAACCGGATCGAAACCAGCAACAGGTCCGGCAGCATTAGCGGCATAGCTGAAACCTGCAGCAGAAGACGTGGAACCAGTGTTCATAGTGGGAGCAGCTTCTGACAGGAAAGCTCTCTCTTCACGTTGTGCGTTTTCTTGATTTTCTAACAGGATTGCGGTAACCATTCTACGGTGAGAATCTTGAATCGGCTCAAGACCCTTATAATCTAGGAGTGGTGCCCACTTTTCCTGCAGATGCTCTGCATTTAGCATTTGCATTTTAATTTACCTCTTTTTAAAATTGTGTTTTGTTTGATTTTTATGATTTAAAAATCACTTTTTAGAAACCTTTCCAAGAGCATTCAGATACATTTCCATAGTATCACTTGAAGTGTTATATGGAACGTAATCCGTGGTATCTTCTACAAGATAGTCGCGGGTGCTGCTTCTAGGAGTAACAGTTTTATTAGTGAAATAAGATTCTCTAATAGTAACTAATTTCTCACGAAAATTATCTTCACCATCAAACTCAACATTTTCTGCAAGAGAAGCGAGCTTTTCTTTTTGAGAAAGTGCAAGACCTTCAGATACTTCACCGAGAATTACATCAGTTACCGATTCTGCAAGTCTTTTATTCAGAGCAATATTGTTTTCAATTTGCTCGTTGAGTTTAGTTTCCATTTCATCAAGTTTTTCTACCATATTCTCAAGTACATCATATTTCTCTTCAGGAATTGATACATAATGATCTTCAAAAAGGCTTTTGAGATTAACCAAGAAGCTTTCCGTGAATTCAGCACGGAGGCCACGGTCAACTGCGATTGCATTTTCCTTGAGCCACTCATCAGCGACGTACTCAAGGTAAGCATCGACTCTTTCCGTCAATGCTTCTGCAATGACTTCAATTTCTTCTACGAGCTGTTCTTCGTACTGACGAACAATTGCTTCTTCAATCTGTTCAGTTCTAGCGTTCAGAGCAGCCTCAAATACAGTTCGGGCTTTAAACTTAAACTCTTCAGTGAGTTCTTCACCTGACAGGAGAGCATCCACATCTTCTTCAATTTGAGCTTCAATTTCTTCAAGCTCTTCTTTCATGGACTTTTCGTCATCCTCTTCTTCATCTTTAGGTGCTCTCTTTGATTTGGATTTCGGCTTTTCATCTTCGTCTTCTTCATCTTCTTCGTCTTCGTCTTCTTCGGAGCCCTCTTGGATTACATCTTCATCATCTTCATCATCTTCATACTCATATTGAGCATCCAGCTCTTCTTTCATTTTCTTCATTGCATCAGCAGCCTTAGCACCACGATTCACAACATTTCTTACTTGTGATAAGATAGCTGCAGGGTCTTTCAGTTTTGCTGAATCATCAGTTGAACGATAGTTATCAGGAGTAGGTCCACCTAAATCTTCCCAACCGGATGCTCTTTGACCATCAGGAATACCTGTAGTCAAATGAGGCATTGGTTCGGCTGGTTTAGCGCCAGCGTTCACAACAGTGCGGGATTGTTTTGTGCCAGTTTCCATTTCTTGTAAATTAGTTTTTCCACGAGGCATTTGAGATTCTCCGATTTTTCCTGTATTAAATCTGTAGTTATTTATAAACTTTAAGTTTTAGATAAGTTTTAGATAATTTTCAAAGTGTTGAACTTTCCGCTCTTCAGTCAATCTGCGAGAGAATGAATCACTTTCAATTTTATTTTTAATATTTGATGCAATCCATTCTTGCTTTTTACTATCATATAACCAATTTTTACCTTCCATTATCCCATTTACAAAAGCTTCATGTGCAGAGGGGTCATGAACAATATCAGCTGCAGTTGAAATCATGAAATCTTTACCAACTACACTGTATCCTTTATCTGTAGGAATAAGTGAACCTAATCCACGAGAAGATACACCTAATTTAACACCTTCTTCATAAAGTCCAGCAGCAATCTTACCCATTGGTAAAGTTGTTAGGATTTTCGCCTTACCGACAAAATTACTTCCAGATTCTTTAAGTGAAATAATCTTATGTGATACCCTATCAAGATTAATAGTGGGTCCACAGTTACCAGTCCAATACGTATAACCATTCTGTTCAACCATGAAGTTGGTGTTTTCAACTTGAATGCAATATACTTTATCGTTCCACTCTTCTGTAGTCATGGACATGAATCTTTTATCAAGATAAATGCCCCTCGTGTTTAAGAATCTACAGAAATGTAAATTGGATTTGTTTTTAGCTAGAATTACTCTATCTGCAAAGATGTAATCTTCTTTACACTCCTCAGTAAATTTACTTACTCCAAGTCCAGCAATAATTGCGATTTGCGATATATCATCTATTAGTTGCTTAGATGTACTAAAACAATCACATCTTGAATAATTTGTACTTAATTTACCTCTACCATCACCAAGAACAAAATACTCAATGAAGATACTAGCAGCTTCATTATTCAATGAAATAATGAAATCTTTTGGTACGAATTTCTCATAACAATCACCGAATTGAATTAGGTATTCCCCTAATCTTCTATCGTATGTATTCCATGTGATTTTATTTTCATGTTCAGTCTCATGCCATTCAATACCTTCCATTGAATATAAAATTTCAGAAATTCTTTCTGCTTTATGTCCTTTATTTTGAAAAATACCTATTGAATAAGAACCATTAGAGCGTAGAGTGCAACAACCCTCAGATAAATAAATTCCCAAAAATGCACTAAATGTTTTAAATTCAATATTTAAATCATCTAAGTATTTTTCAGTTTTATCATTAATTCTTTTCAGAGTACTGGACTTTGAAATAGTATAATACTCAGGAACTTCTTGCTCTAAACCTAAAGAGTATTTTGGCATATACCACTTAGAGTACTTATTATCTTCACCATTCAAATCCTCAAAGATTTGTTGGGCAGTTACATATTGATAGTCATTGTGATTTCTAGAATTGATAATCAAAAAACGATGATCTGGTGTAATTTTTGTATGAATTCCTCTATTTTTAAGAGTATACATCACCCCAGAATGGTCATTGATTACTACCTTATGAATAGGTTGAATATCTACATTTTTTGAGACTGGATTTAAAGTGTAGACTAATTCATTCTCTTCACAATCTTGAATATGCTTCCAACCGGAATTTACAGAGAGTAGCCGAGCATCACCACTTAGACAGGGATGTCCAAGTTCTCCTACTGCTCTATCCTTACTTAAATAACTTTCAGTATAATTCTTTACACCTTCACGTAAGGTGTCCATCTCATATAGTCTTTTATTTCTATTTGGTTGGTCTCCTTGTAGAAATACTCCTTCAATATAAAGATTCTTTTTACCGTTGACATGTTCAACGATAACTTCTACATTTTCGTTTTCTTCGGTGATGAGTTTCATTAGCTAAAATTAGAAACGACTTGAACTTCTGTAATATGAATGATATTAGGTGATGCACTATCATTAAATGCAGCAATTCTTGTTACTTTTCTCAACTCACCATTCACATTTGTAACAGGAGGTCTAGATGTAGTATTCCAATTAATAGTTAGTCTAGTACCAAAATTACCATTATATGAAGAACTATTATCAACACTTACAACTTGAGTAAAGTTAGTATTAATCCCAACATTCACACCAGTTAATTCAACAAAATCACCAACATTAAAGGCATTCATAGTACCTTCAGGTGTAATTACTGTAGTATTAGTACCTGTAATTATACCTACAACACTTTGAGACCTAATGTTTTCCTTTAAAATTAGTTCAGAGTTAGCCGGAGTCCAAATAGAAGTTGATGTATCAATTCCGGGATTGGCTCCAATTTCAATAAATACATCTCTAGAAGGAGTGATGCGCAAATAACCAGATTTTAATGAAATAGGAGCAGTAGTGGAAACTCCAGAAGCTGTATTTATGGTTAATGAAGGTATCTTCTGAACTATTTTAAATGCCGACATATTTAATTCAGGTTATATAAGTTATTTAGTATTATAGGTTTTCAATCAAATTTATCAAAGTTCCGTAAAACCGCGATGTCTTTAGCATCGCGGTAGTTCATAACTGACATGAAAATTACCTACTAACCTCTTCCCAGTCCATGGAAGCAACAACAGTATTATTATCACCACTAGAGGCAACAACAATAGTAATTTCAAAAGGTGTTGATGTTAGTCCATTTCTCTCCAACTGAAACTTAAAGAGGGCTTCTTTGAGAATATCAATTTGAGTTGTTCCTTGATTTGAAGCACTAAAAAATCCACTCGCAAGTATTCTTCCACCAGTATAAGAAGTTCCAGTAATGTTATAATTCACGGCACTATTATCGCCAGCACTCACCCAACTTCCTCCTGTAGTAGTACCAGATTCCCTAATCTGCCAATTATACGCACCTGTAGCGATTGGCATTACTGAAATTGCCGTGAGAATTACAATCGCATCCAAAAAATTTGGTGATGTTTTGAGACGCAAACTAACGATAGGATAAAATGTTCCTGCGGTTGCTAGAGTTCTTGGTGTTGTGATTGGAATTCCTACTGCCTGCTGTATTCCACGAAGTTCATAACCACCTTCTGAAATAACTGTAGAACAAATTTGTTTGAGATTACTCACACTCGTTGTTATTCCAGTATTGGTAATCTCATATCTTACTGGAAGTGATGCTGTTGTGATATAAGTTGATTCAATTGTGTTTGCGTGATGAAATGTGTGACAGTGTATGAATGCGCCGTCAATTACAAAACCCATTCTCACGGAACCAACACCCAACCACTCAATATCCATCCACATAATTTGTGCTTTAGAAATGTCTAATATAACCCCCGAAGGATTATTATTTCCCGAGAGCATCGTATCAATATTCCAATCTTCCTGTGCAACTCTTGTTGTCGTTCCGAGTGATAAACTTCTTTCTACAAGATACAAAGTATTCCCATCAAGCTCCAAATACATTCCATTATCTACACCAAAATATCCAACTCTTTGACGGAGATTTGTTTTTGGTGAGTTCATTACAAATGTATTCAGTATCTGCAGGGCTTTTCCTGGTTGATATGCAAATACTTTTGTGGTTTCCCTAATCACGGAACATCCAGCAGTGGTCCCAATACCAATATTAATCAAACCCTGCGTCGTCACAAATCCAACTGTAGAACCATTTCCTACAACTAAATCAATCCAAAGATTATTATCTCTATATCTGTGAGAACTATCGAAAAGTGTGAGCGGTGTTGAAACTCTTAAACGACCAAATGCATCAGTTGCTATTATTGGAAGAGTGACATGTAGTGGATTATATGAACTTACTGGCGTAGAATTACCTATACCAGTATTAACTACTACATCTGCTGGAATTGGCAGTGGATTGTATGACATTATATTATATACCAGTTGTAACCATTGTAGAAAAAACTAAAGGATTGGTGATTACTGCTCATAGTGACTGAAACATCATTCTCAACACTTTTACCAATACCTGACTGAACTGTAATATTATACAGATTGATTTTATTACCTTCATCTTTTATGATTAACTTCTTTCCAATTGAAGGATTTAAAGGTAGAACTATAGTTAATGGATTGTTGACATTTACTCCAATATAATCATCTACATTTGATGCTTGATAATAGGTGGTGATACCAATAAGGTTAACTATTGTAGTTCCACCAACATCATTAGGGTCTACAAATTCAAACTTTCTAAGATTATGTTTATACTGTAGGAGTTTTAAATCATATGCAGAAGGATTCGTAGCAATGCCTACAATATCATCAAGATACTTTAGCTGAGTTTCGCCACCACCGCCTATAGTTGAAAGCTGCTGTTGTATTCTATTTACTAGTAGTTTATAATGCTTATTAAAGTCTTCAAGCTTTACAAAGTCTTGATCTAGTGGAGTTAAAGGGTCTCTATTCTTTGAATGAGGTGGTTCAGTGTAATTAGGTTCAGTGTAATTTACTTTTTCCTTTATTTGTTTTGGATTCTCTATAATTACTTCTTCTTGAATTATAGGTTCTGGTATTCTTTTCTTTAATTTTCTCTTTAGTTTTTTTTGTTCTTTAGTTTCAGTTAATGTAGACCAAAAAAGATTATCAAAAGAGTCCCCAACTAGAGAATCTTTTTGTTCTTTAACGATCTTTTTACCCGAACTAATAGTGGAGAAAAAATCAGATAAGTCACTTGGTCCCAATCCAAAATCATTCACTCCTATCAATCCTCTTCATAGTTTTCTTCATCTTCATCATCATCACCAAAGATATTAGCTGCAACATGAGGCTTTGCATATTCAACTCGCTCTGCAGCTTTTGTATAAAGTGCGTTGATAATTGCATCCCGAATTACATCAGGGCTCTCATCATTTACAATCATTTGTCCGATACTGTCCATAAAAATAAAAATGTAGTATTTGCTTTATTTAGTGTAATTAAATCTCACCTATCATTGGAGGTTTAGTGCTTGAACCAGACACTCCAGGTTCTTTCACTGGTGAGCCTAGAGCTTGGGCTCCAACTTGACCAGGTTGAGCTGTTCCATCGCCCTCCATTGGAAGTGGCATTGCATTAGGGTCTGGAATAATTCCTGCCTCAATTTCTTTTTTAATCTGCTCATCAATATCCTTAATCTCTCCATCAGTTTGACCCAACACATTCTTTCTTACATATTGTGCAGAAAAGTATCTTCCGACATATGGTTCCATTGCAGCAATTACTGCAAGTTTATCATTTAGAATTTCATTTTTCTTTAGGTCTGAGAAGTGATTATCATAAAGAAAATCAAATTGAATATGATCTGCAAGTTTAATCCAGTCTTCAGGTGTGACTATATTTTTAAGAATCAGTTGAGTCTTAAGCATATCAATGAATACTTGAGAGAATCTCTTTCTCAATCTCCCAACAAATCTTGTGAATTTAAGTTCATCTCTTAATATTTCTGAAGAACGTCCTAAATTAAAACCACCACCAGCATCCAATCTTGTAGAAGGTACACCTAGAGATTTGTATAATTTCTTTTCAAAATACTCAAGGTCACTCAGTTCTCCTAAGTTTTGACCACCAGGTAAAGTTTGAACTTCCGTTCCTCTACCATTATCACGTCTTGGAAGCCAATAGTCCTCCATCATTGCCATGTACTTTCTGTCATCTTTCACTTCACCTGTTGAATTGCAGGTGTAAATTCCAGCTTCTAGTGCAAATGTATGATAGTTATGATAAGTCTCATTTCTATCAATAGTAAGAGTTCCTACGTCAATAGCTTCAATAAGGCATTCAATGCTCTTAATCTTATGATTTTTATATTGTGAAATATCTTCTTCAATTTGTATTATGGAATTATTGTCTTTAATGGGTGTAATATCAATAATTTCATCTGAAACATTCAACTCTTTTTTCCAATCCGAAACTAATTTATCAGTAAATGTCCACTTTTTAGTTTCGTTTTCAAATATCAATTGATATTTTAAATTCTTTCTATTTCTACTTGTGTTTTTATCTTTAGTGTAGAATGGAATCATTGAATCTCCAACTACAAGGTCTTGAGCTTCAACTTTTCCTTTATTCCAGACCGGGAATTTATGGTCGAGAGTGCAAGTAATACTTTCATCATTATCTAAGGTAATCTTCAATACTTTCTCATTTCTTCTGGTAATCCCAGCCCAACTAATGATACCAGGTGCAAATTTTCCAGTATTAGGGTCACAAGAATAAGCCCAAAGTTGTTCACCCTTATCATATTTCTCAATAATTTGTGAAAGTGATATAGTCTCACCGTTCAAAAGTGGAATTCTCGTATCTAAAGACAAACATTGATCGTAAATAAGCTTATTACGATAACGATTCATCACGTCTTTCATATATTGCTCAGCCTGATTCCTAGGAAGTCCTCCAATATCAATATAGAAGATTCTCTTTTCACTAGAGCGACTTAAACGATAGATGACAAGGCTATCCTCAATCATTCTCAATTGATTCAAAGACTTAATTGCTTTATGTAAATATGATAGAATAGTTTGACGATTTCTATCTACTAATCCAGATGTTATATATGTAACGGAGTCTGTGGACAACTTTGTAGCTTTTGAAGCCGCAGAAGCACTTGTATGTAGACTTGACTGTGTAGGAGTGTATCCAACATTAGGATCATATAGATAATACTCTTCAATTATTGGACTTGTAATTTGACTCGTTTCATCACCTCTAGCCAGCATTGTTCGGACTTGAGCTGTTAACGTACTTTCTTCTGTTTTTTTGAGTTTCCTAATATATTTAATCTTTAGTGGGTCAATATACCGAACTTCTTTAATTCCTTCACTTGGGTTATTTAAGTCTATAACTTTATGATAATAAATTCGCCCATCTACATACCAATTACGAAAGATTTCATGAGCTTTCTTGTCAAAGTCCATGATTTCTTTAATATGTTTAAATTCTTTACGAATTATGTCTTTTAGATTATCAGAAGCATTGAGATTTGACAGTTCTATTTCAACTGGACTATCATTCAAATCTGATACAATACCTTCATTTACAACATCCTCAATGGCACTATCACACTCTGGGTGCAGTGACATTTCTCTATATCTACGAACTAAATCAGCTTCGTTTTTATATACACCTTCAATATCTACATATTGACCATAGAATCCACTTGTAATATAATAATCTGACTTATCTTCTGAATTTGGTGCAATTGGGGAGACAATTTTACTTTTTTTATTCTCCCCACTATCTTCAATTTTAAAGCCAAACAACTTAGCCATAATAATATTCTTTCAGTTAATCTAAACTATTTAGATGGTTATGATAGAAGGTTTAAGTGAATTGAGTTTGATTTAAACCTGTAGTACCTATAGTTGGAGCAGTACCATTTGGCTCACTGGTGTCAAAGAGTTTCTTGCCTTGAGGATCATAAGCATCCCACCATTGAACTTCAAAAGTTACATTAAATTCTTCAATCGTATCAGTTGTATCATAAGACAGCGGAATTGCATCCACCGTAGAAGGATAGCATCCATACAATCTATATGACTTTAGAATGGGAATTGAACTGTTAGTTGATGGGGCTTTATCCTGAGTAGTCGTAGTTGCAGTTGTGCCTCTAGACAACTGGTGTACTATAATTTCTCTTTGATAAGATGCTGGAGTAATGACACCAGAGTTATCATCATGTCTGTTAATGTAGTTGCTCCACTTTTCAAATGCATTACGAAGTCTGAAGTTTGTATCATTGAGGACCGTGACATTCCAAGTATCAAATACTCTATCACCAGCAATTTTTAAAGTTCTACCTCTAAACGGCACTGAAATTGTGGTGAGATTGGATGCAGGAAGTGCAGCGGCCTTAATCAAAAAGCGCATATCAATATTTGCTTCAGTTGTAGAAACTGGACTGGCTCCAGTTGATAATGCTAGTTCTGGGAAAGAAATTTCACATTCAAATAGATTAGCTCGTGCTCCACCACCAGTTAGACGATTTTTGAAATCGTAAATAGTCCTATCTTGAAAATTTCCTATTGATGCTTGTGCCATTGTGAGATAACCTCCTTGTTAATTTATTAAACAGTACCTACGATTTCAGAGAATGAAATCCCAGTTCTAGTAGCAACGAATGTAAGTCCAATGAAGTTAATACTTCTTGCGGGTTTTACATAAATATCAGCCTTAAATTCATTTGAATCAATGACATCTGGAGTATTATTGGATTCATCACAAATAACTAGGAATTCGGTAATACCTCTTTTTGCTCTTACATCACGAAGATAGGGTTCAACAATATTCAAGAAATTGCTTCTTGTAATTGGGTCATTAAATTCAAATAATTGTGACCTAGAGAATCTCTCAATATTCTTTTCAATGGTGAGAAACAGTCTTCTAACATTGATACGGTCAAAAGCAGATTGATAAGCAGAAGCAGTCTTATCACCATATAAGAATATACCTTGACCAGTAGCTGCAATAACTGGATTGATTCCACCTTCATAAAGTAGATTTCTCTGAGATTCTGAAGGATTATATGCCAATTTGATTGCATTACTTATAACACCTCTAGAAGTACCTGCAGGTGAATACCAAGGATACTGATTAATAGCAGTTCTTGCCATTAGACCGGCAATATCAGAATTACAAGCCAGATATAAGAACTTATTATTAAATCTATCATAGGTGTATTTGTAACCAGAGTCATATACTGCATATGTACTGGAATTCACTCCATTGAAGAAATTCACAATGTTATCAGTTTGAGTTCTAGAATTTGATTGATTTACTACGTTACCTTCAAAAGCAGATATAACTGCCATACAATCCTTTCTAGCTTCTACTATGGAGATTATATAATTTGCTTTAGCCTGTGCTTCAAAAACGTTAGTTGAACCAGAAGGTCCATTTATAATGAAATCAATAGGATATTCTGCGGGATTTTCAAATACTGAATATCCAGAGATAATGTCAGAGAGTGTTACTCCATAATTTGTACCAGAAGTTGTATAATCTGATCCAAATCTCAGTTTATAATTCTGCTTACCAGTTACGTTGAAGAATGTACCTGTAGCAGTATTACCCCAAGCACCTCCAGTATAGGTAGAATAATTATTAATTTGATTAAACCTGGAACTTACACCAGTGGGACTTACTCCTGCAAATAGATAGCTAGAACTATCTCGGATGAAATCAATATAATAGGTAGGCCTAGATGGAGTGACTTTACCATCTCTTGCTTTAGAAAGTTTAGTGAAACTCTCTAGAATTTCTCCAGCAATGCCATTAATTCTCCCTTCAGTATCAACTACAATGACGTTAAATTCATCATTCTTACCGCCATTACTGTTTACATATTGTGAGGTTGAAGGCCTCTCTGCAATATTTCTCCAAAAGATAGTAGAATTTCCAATTTGTATAGATTGAGTATTATACCAATCACTTATGTTGGTAGACGTGGCTGTAACGGTGCTTATAGCAACTGAAGTAGATGAGTTGATAATTTGAATACTATCACCAGATTGAATAGAATATAGTGGATTATTCTGAGAGTAATCAATAAACTCGGAAGTTGCAGTGCTGTTGATAAACCTTGAAACTAGTTTTACATCTATTGAAGAATTTCCAACTCCGGTGATAATTCCTCTAAAACTTCCATTAAAGGTGGTAGCAAATCCAACATCTGCATAATTTCTTGAAGTGATTGCAACGCTTACACCAAATCCAACTTGCATTGAAGCGGTATTTATACCGCTTACAATTTGGTCAGCTGCACCATCAATCGTATATACATCTAAATTATTTGCCCATGTTCCAGGATTTTTTGCAGCAAAGTAGAACTGAGTTAAAGTTGCATTAGTTATACTATTGAGCTTATTATTGAAATCCTCAACTGATCTAACCTTTACAGAACCAGTTGAACCCACACCAACTGGAGTGTGTGCATTGCCCATTGCACCTGAAACAGTGCTATCAGCACGTACTAATTGTAATACTCCACCATACGAAAGATAATTAGAAGCAGTTAGCCAATATTTATTCTGGTCGTCTTCAGTTCTAGGCTTACCAAAAACATCAATAAGTTGCTGTTCAGTTTGAATCAAAACAGGTAGATTTACTGGACCCTTTTCAAAAGGACCAACAAAAGCCGCAACTTGGTCATTAGCTAGATCAATTCTCCCAATGGTCAAATCAACTTCTCTAATTTTAACACCTGGAGATACTAAATTTACTGCCATCTGGTTACCTCTATTGAGAGAGCCTACTTACATACAAGTATTTATAAAAATAGGCTTTTGCGTTACCAGTTGTTGTTATTATAGCTTCCAGAATAAGGGTCAAAATCAAAAGTTTCATATATTGAATTACGATTACCACTATCTGCAACTAACCAAACATCTCCACTTTCTTTATCAATTATTACTTCATCTTCATTTGTACCATCCATGTAGAATATAAGTGGTGCCAATTCTGATTCTAATTGTTCCTTTTGTTCTTCTGATATTTTCTTGCGAACATCATTATCTGATAAATCTTTAAAATAGTCTTGAACAATCAACCACGCAAAAATAACTAAGCAACTTACAAGGTCATCATTTGAACCAATTTCAGCTTCATAAGAATTATTTTTTGAAATGAATGTAGTTAATTCACTGATAATATCAAGGTCTCTTATTAGTAATTTATCATCTTCAATAATTGTCTTTAAGTTTGAACATCCAACTCTTTTTACTTGCTTGGATATTTTGAGTCCATATTGACTATTCTTACCATATAAACCTTGACCTATAACTTGTCCAGCTCGCCCATTCACTGTACTCATCAATAGATTTCCATATTCTAAATCATGATGAATATTCTTAGCTACTTGCTCTCCAACACTTGCTTGCTCTACTAAGATATAAGCGTCATTATATGCAGTTGCAGCTTTTTTAATAACATCACCTAATAGCATAGGCTTCAATTCATTGTTTTTATATTTCGTGACTATAGTGTATGGAATTTGAGTTATATCAAAAACAATGAATGCATGATAGTCTTTACCCACACCTTCAGAGCAATCAACTATAATAAGATAAATATGGTCCTTTTCTGGATTCTTATATACATCCAATCCATTACTACTAGATATAGCTTTATCATGAGTTAGAGTTCTTATTTTAGACGCAGAGATAAGAGTTCCAGCTGAACCTAGAAATGAGCATTCAAACTCTTGATTCCATGCATCTGCTCCAATATTTGCAATCGTTTGTTCTTTGAATCTTTGGTCTCTACCTGGAACTTCAGACCAATGCACTTCTGTTGGAATATACTCATTTAGCTTTCTTTCAGCCTCTGTCCACAACTTGTAGTACATATTCATACCTTTAGGAGTGGAAATAATCATCACCTTTGTATTCTTACCAGAAGTGATGGTAGGATATGTAGAACGAAAGAAATCTTCTGCAATATTATTTGCAATGAATGCAAATTCGTCCAAGAAAATAATGTTATAAGTACCTCCACGGACAGAAGATGCTGAAGTTGAAGCTGCAATTATCTTAGAGCCATTATCCAATTCCAATGAGGCCTTGTTCCAAATTTTTACTCCCTGTTGTAACCATTTGGGTAAATTTTCATATGCCAACTGTAGTCTTGAAAGTAAATCTCTTGCTGTTTGAGCTTTGTTTGCCAAAATTGCAATATTTACACTATCATTGAAGATTGCATAATGTAGAAGATATGATACTGCAGTAGTAGATTTACCGGAATTATGAGTAGGTATGAAATTATTTCCGCATACAAATAGATGTTCTTCATCATCTACTGTTATGCAGCAAACTGGAACACTTTCAGTTCTTTCTACTTTTATGATTTCATGCTTTCCCTTTTTAGGTGTATTGCCTTCTGTAATATTAAATTGACCAGGTATTATAGAACTTGTAATATATAAATCTTTATTGTGATTATATTCCCCATACAGTTGATGAGTCTCTACTAATTTCTTTACGTTATCAATATAAACTTCCCATTGATGAAGTTCATCTGATATTATAATCTCACCTGAACTAAAATATATCTTATAGCAATTTGTGTTATATAATACTTCACTCTTTTTGATTACTTTTACTGGAGTTCCATTTGGACTGTATACATAATCACCTACTGTAATATCTCTCATTATTTTCCAACCATCAATAGTTGGAATGGGAGTATTTAAGTCTAATGGTTGTCTAGGAAGCTTACAGATATTAAATCTATGTTTATGAAATTTTTTAATTAATGTTTCTTGAAATTTATACATTTTAAAGGGTACAACCCCCTTATCAACATCAATAATCTTGATATAGTTCTTTGCAAAATAGACCGGATCTTTACTACATTTCATCCATTCTTCTACTTGCTCTTTAGTCCATTCAATATTGGTGTGAGCTTTTTTAAGCTGGGGGTTCCCTGAATAAATTTCAGTACTCATTTTTAATAATTACTCCGAGGTCTGTATAAGTCTCTATGGTACTTAAATATAACTTCACACAATAGTAACGAAAATCAATAAAATTTCATAAATCTTATTAATTCTCTAGACGCTTCATAGCAGATGCTAAATGATGATTAACACCAGTTAGACTTAATTCCACTCCACGTCCGTAATCGGTGTACTCCACCGATGAAAGTTCTTGAGTAGTTAAGGTTCTCCAACCCTCTTTAAGAATGTTTATAGATGCATTTAGGTCTCTATTATGCTTGACACCACATGAAGGACAAGTCCATTCACGGACACTTAATGGCATATGAGTTTCCTTATGTCCACAAGAGCTACAGGTTTTACTAGAGGGATAGAAGCGGTTAATTTTAACCAACAACTTTCCATACCAATTACACTTGTACTCTAGCATAGATACAAAAGTAGACCATGAGGTATCACTTATAGACTTGGACAGCCTACGATTCTTGACCATTCCAGAAACATTTAAATTCTCAAGAGAGATTAAATCAAAAGTCTTCACTAAAGCAGTTGAAAAATTATGAAGAAAGTAAGTTCTTGAGTTCACTATTTTTTCATGTACTTTAGCAACCTTAATTCTTTGAAGAATGTAACGATTGCTACCTTTAATCTTACGACTTAAATGCTTTTGAGCTTTTTTAAGTTTCGCTTGGTTATTACGAAACCATTTTGGGTTATTAATGGCTTGTCCATTGCTAAGAATAAACAAATCCTTGATACCCAAATCAATACCGACTACTTTACCAGTTGAAGGTATTGATTTGAGTTCTTGTTGGACCAAAATTGAGACAAAATACCTCCCTGTAGGAGTCTTAGAAACAGTTATGCTTCTTAAAGAACTTTCTTCGGGAATTATCCTATCCATAGAAACCTTAATCCATCCAATCTTCTCTAGGCGTACTAGAGATTTCTCTGAGTCAACCTTAAACTTCTGATTAGGAAGCCTAAAGGATTGCCTATTGGATTTCTTTTTAAATTGAGGTCTACCTAATTTGGTCTTTCTTGTTTTAGAGAAAAACTGTTTCTTAGTTTCAATAAAGTCCATTCTTTTTTGTTGAAGTGTGGATGCAGAGACTTCATTCAAGAATTGAAATTCTGGAGTGTCTTTAAGAATCTTATCGGTTAGAATTTCTTTAGTGTTATTATTGAAATTCTCAACAAGCTTATTCCACACAAACCTACAACAACCAAAAGTCTTAGCAAGAGAAACCTGCTGTTCTTTAGAAGGATAAATTCTAAACTTGTATGCTTTTAGGTGCATCTCCACTCTAGCTTTGGTCGTATGATGGTATTTATAAGACTTATAGTTTAAAAGAGTTAAAGACAAATAAATCATCTTTAACTCTCTTTCTTTACCTGAAAAGTACGACCAAGCCAGGTACATTTATTTAGTGAAGTTTTATTGGAATTTTACTAAAATTTATTAAAGTTCACATTTGAATACAATACTTTGCCTTTCTTTAATCTCAGTCAGATTATTACATTTATCCAATTCTCTAGACAATCTCTCATATTCAAAAATTTTATTCAAATTCTTCAATTCAATATCATTTGGATTCATTTAGTTTTACCTGAAAATAAGTATGGTTTTGTTGGATCAATTTTTGAAGGTTTGAATGATAAAACTATCGCACCCGGATATACCTTATTCACTTCAAAATTTACTTCTTCTTTTGTTGGTCTTTTCATATTAGGAAAAAACATTTGAAAAGCTTTAGGCATACCTCTCCAAGATGCTAAAATAGCATAAGTATTTCCTGTTTTTTGTATTCTAGTGTACTCTTCCTTTACTTCTTTTTTACCCCAATTATCCGCTCCCACTTTTCTACATTTGGTAAGTGCTCCAGATGCGAAGGCACTCGGCCAGACACTATATTTGGATTTTACTTTATAATAACATGCATCTTTAGTTCCACTCCCTTTATCTGGAATATCTTTTTTTGCTTCTTTAATTTCTAAACTTTCTTTTATACCTGGCTCTGCTTTTACATAATTTGGATCCTTTTTACCCTTTGCAAAAGTTGGAACATAAGTTGGACTAGCTCCACCAGATTTTTTTTGTTGACCTTTATCTTCTTCTCTCTTGCGACGAACTGCAGATTGAATTAGAGCTTTTCCTTTTTTACCCTTTTCTTTGAGTGATTTTAATCTTGCACTACTGAAGCATTTAGGTGTTTTTGTTTCACCTGGTTCATTTGCGCAAGATGAACCATCCGCTTGAACCCAGCCAGGTTTACCGTCCTTAGATTTAGAACCTTTGAACCAATGATGTAATGTTCCTTCATTCAATTTTTTAGTCTTTTTCTTTGCAGAAGTTTCTAATTTATCTAATCTTGTATAATAATCTGGAATCTCATTTAAATGTTGAAGTGCAATATCGGTGGCCAAATCATTATCCTTAGTATGCTCATGTTCCACCTTGATTCCCATTTTAAGTTGCTTCAAAATGAAACTCAAAGCAACTCCATGCTTCTGTGCAATTTGCTCAGGTGATTTATGATCCTTAATTTGTTCAAAAATTATTAAAAGATCCGAAAACGTTTTCATTTTTTAACTATTTATTGTTTCGCACTTTCCTTTAGGAACTTTTGTAATTCTGCAGTTGAGCCTACAAAAACTGCATTTGTTGTTTGATTCGTGATATTAGTCTTTTTAGATTCTTCTTCTTCCTTCAACTTCTTGATTTTTTGCTGTCTATCTAGATAGCCATCATCAATATCCTTTGCAATTTTTATAAGTTGACCTAGAACTTCAAAGTCTCTAGCCTTTTGACTTCCTTTTGCAATCTCAAACATTTCATATATTACATCATTAATAGTGGATGTTAATTCATAATTATTTGTACGAGAGTATTCATAATCTAAATCAACTTCTTCTTTTTGAGTAGTGGATTTTTTTGTATTTTTACTGTTTTTTATAATTTTAT